CTATGTGATCAAATCTGAAGCCAGAAAACAGCAAGCAGAACAAAGACGTCAAGATATCGAGTTTCAATTGAAGGGAAGTCAGTACGGAATTGCGTACACTGACGGAACTGAGAAGATTACTCAGCTCAACCGACCTGCTGAGAACAATCTTCTAAAGCAAGTTGAGTATTTGATCAATCTTTTGTATACTCAATTGGGTCTTACTCCAGAAGTTATGAATGGAACTGCTGATGAAGCAGCCATGATCAACTATTTCAATCGTACAATTGAACCAATCATTAGTACAATTGTACAAAACATGCAAAGAGCGTTTCTTGGCTCCATGGTAAAGCGCAACAACGAACGAATTGCATATTTTCGTGATCCATTCAGGCTTGTTCCGGTTGCTCAGATTGCTGAAATTGCTGATAAGTTCACAAGGAATGAAATTCTCACGGCAAACGAGATCAGACAGTACATGGGTATTCCGCCAGCTACTGATCCGAAGGCCGATCAACTCATGAACAGCAATATGCCTCAACCCAATCCGCCAGAACTAGCTCCACCCGATACAACTGAGGTGGATACTACCGCAGAAGATGCACTGGCAAATCTTGATAATGAGTTGACTTCACTTCTCGATGAATTCGGGGCAACTTAATGATTACCCCAGAAGAATTCATCTTGAAACATGCGGCACAGCCATATGATGCTGCAAAAAGACGAGAATATTATCTGAGAACTCGTGAATTAAAAGGAAGAAAAACTGCTGGTATTAGGCCTGTTGTTGGGAAATTGAAAACCGCTGTTCAAAAACCTATTAACGGTTTTGGTGGTAATCGTGAAGAAATTCAGGCTCGTCGTAAAAAGATTCAAGCTCAAGTCGATGCTTTGAATGCAAAATTAGATCGATTGAGAGCAGTTCTAAAAGGCATTAAAGATCAAACCGGCACGAAGGAACAGAAACCCGAGGAGGATAAGGCAAAGAAAGAGGATAGGAAAGAACTAACGGCAGCTCAAAAGAAAGAAGCAGCCAAGAAAGAAAAAGAGCGTAGAGACAAGGAAGCCAAACAGCGTCCTAGTCAAAAGCTAAAAGAAGTTCAACAAAAGATTGAAAACGTTCAAGAAGAAATCAAGAAAGCTAGAGAAGAACTTCTGAAAAAGAACGCTAAGAAGACTGTTTCTTCGCTGCCTAGGTAAAATTACTCTCCTCTAAGGATTGACCGAAAGGAATTAGCAAATGGAAGCCGATTTCAGCGGTTATGCAACCAAAGCTGGACTCAAGTGCTCCGACGGTCGTACCATCATGCCGGATGCTTTCAAGCATCAGGACAAAATGAAGGTTCCTCTTGTTTGGCAGCATGGCCATTCAGATCCAGAAAACGTGCTTGGCCACACCATTCTCGAAAATCGAGAGGATGGCGTATATGCATATGGATATTTTAATAAGACGAACAAAGCTACTCATGCACACAGTCTTATTGAGCATGGTGACATTAACATGCTCTCAATCTGGGCAAACGAGCTTATCGAAAGGGCAGGCCGAGTTCTTCACGGAGCAATTCGAGAAGTGAGCCTTGTTCTTTCTGGGGCAAATCCAGGTGCTCTTATTGAGAATGTCACGATTCGTCACTCAGATGGTGATCAAATCACTCTCGATGATGAAGCAATCATCTATACCGGCATTGAACTAGAACACTCAAGTCAAGAGCTTGTGCTTTATGAGCCTGAGGTTGTTGAACATGCTGACGTTGCGGATACTGCAGATACTACAAATAATCAAGATGATGAAACGATCCAAGATGTTTATGATTCTATGTCTGATAAGCAAAAGCAAGTACTTCACTATATGCTCGGGCAAGCGCTTGAAGCTTCCGCAGAGAGCATGAAACAAGATAATGTAGATGTTGTTGAATCTGATGACAAATCCACATTCACTGATCAGGAAGGTGCCACGATGACCCGCAACGTCTTTGAGAAGGAAGACACCAAGCCCGAAATGCCAACTTTTCACACCCTCTCTCATTCAGACATTGAGGGTATCGTTGCAGATGCGACGAAGATGGGTTCTCTCAAGGACGCTGTCGAGGCATATGCGCTTTCTCACGGCATCAATGACATTGATACTTTGTTCCCAGAGGCCAAAGCGATCACTAGCGTTCCCGAGTTTTATGCCCGGAGGATGGAGTGGGTCAACAAGGTCCTTTCAGGAACTAGGAAGAGCCCGTTCAGTCGGATCAAGACTCTTTCTGCTGACCTCACTGCAGAAGAAGCCAGGGCAAAGGGTTACATCAAAGGCAACATGAAGAAGGAAGAGTTCTTCGGTGTTGCAAAGCGTGTGACGATTCCGACAACTGTATACAAGAAGCAGAAGTTGGATCGTGAAGACATGATCGACATCACAGACTTCGACGTTGTTGCGTGGCTCAAGGGTGAGATGCGTCTTTTGCTTGATGAGGAACTCGCTCGGTCGGTCCTTATCGGTGATGGTCGTGATGTGGCTAGCGAAGACAAGATCAACGAACAGAACATTCGTCCCATTGCCAAAGATCATGAGCTTTATGCTCCAGTGATCACCGTTAACATTGATGACGCGAGTTCTTCTGTTATGGAAATTGTTGATGCCGTTGTCATGAACCGCCATTTATACAGAGGCACCGGGCTTCCGTCGATGTACACCACCGAGTCGTACATTGCCAAGTTCATGCTTCTCAAGGATGGCGTTGGACGTCGAATCTATAAGACTCTCGACGAACTTGCCAACGAACTTCGTGTTTCGGAAATCGTTCCGGTTGAAGTCATGGAAGAAGCTACTGATATCGTTGCGATCATCGTCAATTTGAGCGATTACGTGATGGGTGCAGACAAGGGTGGCTCTGTTGCGTTGTTCGACGATTTTGACATTGACTACAACCAATACAAGTATCTCATTGAGACTCGTTGTTCAGGTGCGTTGGTCAAACTGAAGTCAGCTTTGGTCATCAAGAAGACTACTGGTACGAACGTTCTTGCTACTCCGGTCAAGCCGAGTTTCAATGGCAGCTCGATCACCATTCCAACTACGACTGGCGTTGATTATCGTGCTGGTGATTCCACCGGAAGCATTGTGACTACTCCGCAAGCAGTTCCCGCCGGAGAAACACGGACCATCACGGCCACTCCGAAGTCGGGATTCTATTTCGCAACCAGCGAAGGCGATAGCTGGACATTCACCAACGAATCCTGATATGTAAGGGGTTGAGATGGCAAGATTCTTTGGCGCAGTTGGTTATGCCGATTCTCTAGAAACTCCAGCAAATTCGGGTGTTTGGGTAGATGGCATCAGCGAAGTTTTATATCTAGGTGATGTGATTCGAAATACCAGAAAACTGGAGCCCGGAGAAGGTCTCAACGACGATATTTCCGTGGGTAATTCAATTAGCATCATAGCCGATGAGTATGCCATCAAACATTTCTTCAAGATCAAGTACGTGCAATGGGAGGGGGTTCTTTGGACTGTAACAAATGTAGAAGTGAAGAGCCCTCGTCTCATTCTTAGTCTCGGGAGTGTTTATAATGGGCCAACGCCTTGAATTACAATCTCTTTTGACCAATATTCTTGGGACTGATCACGTATATTTTCAACCACCGCCTTCTGTACAGTTGGTTTATCCTTGTATTGTTTACAATAGAGATTATGAATTATCTAACTTTGCAGATGATAGACCATATAAAACAAGAAGACGTTATCAGGTGACGGTCATTGACCGAAATCCAGACAGTGAGATACCGGCAAAAGTTGCCGAGCTTCCACTGTGTGTTTATGAACGATTTTTCACGGCTGATAACCTCAACCATGATGTTTACAAGCTTTTCTTTTAAGGAGAAAACACAATGCCCGCACTTGTTTGGGATCAAGTTGGTGAACGACTGTATGAGACCGGTGTAGATCACGGAGTTCTCTACATGCCAGATGAGGCTGGAGTTTACACTTCCGGTGTAGCTTGGAATGGTCTCACAAGCGTTTCAGAAACTCCTTCCGGAGCAGAAGCCAATGCCCAATACGCAGACAACATCAAGTATCTGAACCTCATTTCGGCAGAAGAATTCGGAGCCACCCTCGAGGCGTTCACCTATCCGGATGAGTTCGCCGAGTTCGATGGCCTTGTCGTCCCTGCCCCAGGAGTCGTCGTTGGCCAGCAGCCCCGAAAGATGTTCGGACTCTCATATCGTACCAGGGTAGGCAACGATGTCGCCGGAGACGAGCATGGATACAAGCTCCACCTTGTTTACGGTTGCATTGCCAGCCCCTCTGAAAAGGCATACAACACCATTAACGACTCCCCCGAGGCAATCACCTTCAGCTGGGAGCTTTCTACCACTCCTGTCCCGGTGACAGGGTACAAGCCCACCTCCCTTATTGTCGTCGACTCAACCACCGTTGATCCTGCAGCACTTTCTGATCTAGAAGATCAACTGTATGGCAATACTTTGACGGCAACCCTTCCAATGCCGGACGACGTTATTGCCCTCTTTTCAGCAGGACCCTGATTTATGATAGGAGATTAGAGAATGCTTAGGATTATCATCCCTGAAAAGGAATACTTCGTTGAAGAGACGTCAAAGTTTCAAACTGCTGATGCCTTTGAATTGGAGTTAGAGCATTCTCTAGTCTCGCTGTCAAAATGGGAGTCGAAATACCAAAAACCGTTTCTCAGCCCAACACAGAAAACTTCGAGAGAAATTCTTGGGTACATAGAGGCAATGATTCTCAACCCAATTTATCCTCAGAACATTTTCGATAGATTTGAACAGGAAAATCTTGATCAAATCAACGCTTACATTGAATCCAAAGAATCTGCAACTACTTTTGGGGAGATGCCTGAGCATAGAGGTCGAGGAGAAACGATTACCTCAGAGTTGATTTATTATTGGATGGTTGCTTTCAACGTTCCATTCGAATGTGAACATTGGCATCTCAATAGACTTTTCGCATTAATTCGTATATGCAACATCAAGAATTCTCCTGCAAAGAAGATGTCTAAGAATGAGATCGCAAGAAGAAATCGTGAATTGAACGAAAGACGAAGATCACAATACAACACCAAAGGTTGATTGGAGGTTAAGTGGCCAGACTTGTTTGGGATCAAGTTGGTGAACGTTTTTATGAATCCGGCGTGTCCAATGGTGTTTTTTATGATCAAGATGGAAAAGGAACAGCTTGGAATGGTATAACTTCTGTAGATGAAAATACATCTACTACGGTTGAACCCGTTTATTTCGATGGATTGAAATTCGACGATGTCGTAACCAACGGAGATTTCTCAGCTTCTTTGAAAGCTTTTACTTATCCGGAAGAATTTCTCCCATATGAAGGGTATTTGGAAGATCGAGCCGGTTTTTATATCGCCGATCAGCCAAGATACCGATTCGGTTTGAGTTATAGAACTGAAATTGCTGACGATGTGGTTGGGTTCAATCGTGGGTATAAAATTCATCTTTTGTACAATTTGACTGCGAATCCATCTGAAATTAGTTATCAAACTATTTCGGGAGATTCGGAACCATTAGAATTTGAATGGACTATCAGTGCAATTCCAGAAGAACTTGATCGTTTTCGTCCAACGGCACATGTTATTTTGGATAGTCGAAAGCTCAATCCATTTATTTTAAGAGATGTTGAAGACATTATTTATGGAACTGACGAAGAAGATCCAACTCTTCCTTCGTTGAAATCTCTTTCTCAATTTATCAGAAATTGGGATCGATTTATGGTTACTGATTACGGTAATGGTAGATGGTCTGCCTCGACAGAGGACGAAGGTGTGATTACAATGATCGACGATGATATTTTCCAAATTACATATGACACTGCGACATATTTGGATTCTCACACTTACGAAATTACGAGTAGTGAAAGAAACGAGGACGACATATGGCTACCGTAACTGGGTACACGGCCGAATTCATGGACACAATTAATAATAACACTATCGTTGACGGAAATGTTGTTGGTAACAACCTTATTCTAGTCACAAGAGGTGGAACTAATATCGATGCTGGTAATGTTCGTGGTCCGCAAGGTATTCAAGGTATTCCGGGTCCATTGACTCAAGCGCAAGCAGACGTTCGATATTTGAACATTACTGGTGATGTCGTTAAAGATGGGTTGCTTCAGATTACAAGAACTGGTACTGGTTCTTCTGAATGCCTTAGAATGATTCACGCAACAGCGCCGTTTCTTACTTTCTATAACGGTGGCGTTCGTAACGGTTATATTCAAGGTCAGAACGATGAATTCAAGGTTTGTGCTGAGACCGACAACCCGATGACGTTTTATACAAATGGAAAAGAGCAAATGCGTCTTCGTGTGGGTAGCACGCAAGAACTTTTGACATTGAATGGGAATCCAGACTGTCTAATTTATTTCCGACAGAGTGTTCCAAGTGGAACGGTGTTTAGTTATATTGGTAAAGATGCTGGTTGGGGGTTGAGAGCAACCGGGACTACTGGGGATACTCTTCTTCAATCTCAAGACGGTGATACTCGTCTCCAGGCGAAGTATAGTCTTGATTTCTATCCAGATAATACTTATGCGGGTTCATTTATCCCCGGGGGACATTTCGTACTAGGTAAAGAAGATCTTGAGGACGATGTTCCTGGATTGTGGTGGCGAGATGTTTGGAAGAGTCTTAGGTTGACGTCACAAACGGATGCCGGACCTAGTGTATATTTGAATAGACGTGGCGTAGCATCTGTAACAGGACAAGCGTATGTCAGATTTGAAGCCACTGATGCTTTAGTTGGTTCAATCACTCGCACTGCCACTGGAATTGCGTTTAATAATTCATCGGATCACAGAATTAAGGATGTGAAAGGTCCGATCACAAATGCGTTGGAGAAGATCGTTCTTTTGAATCCAGTAAGAGCTGTTTACCACAACGACGTAGCTAAACAAGAGGTTGATACATTTGTCGCTCATGAAGTAGCTGAAGTAGTTCCCGAAGCAGTTACTGGAGAAAAAGATGCAGTTGATTCTCTTGGCGAACCGGTTCTTCAGCAGTTAGACACAAAACAATTGATTCCATTGTTGGTAGCCTCTGTTAAAGAACTCACACTCAAAGTAAATGAGCTTCAAGCTCGTTTGGATGCCGCATAGAAGGTATCTCATGATCAAGGCTAAATCTTCTGGGAACTTCAAAGATACTACTGCTTTTCTTAAATACATGGAAAAGGGTGGGCCTTTCAAAAATCTTGATCCATATGGATATATGGGTAATCACGCTCTTTCGGCTGCAACACCTATAGATACCGGAAGAACTGCCGACTCTTGGGGTTATCAAATCGGTCACACAAAAGGTGTTTATGCCATAAGTTGGTGGAACACACACATTGAAGACGGATGTAACATTGCCGTTTTCATTCAGTATGGCCACGGTACTGGAACTGGAGGTTATGTTCCAGGAATCGATTACATAAATCCGGCTATGAGACCTGTATTCGAAAAAACCATCGACGATATTTGGAGGCAGGTGACAAATGGCTAGTGTAGATGATCGCATTGTGCGGATGGAATTCGACAATGCTTCATTCGAAAAGAAACTAGGTGCCACACTTACCAGCCTCGATAATCTAGAGAAGAAATTAAAGTTTGAAGGGACTGGAAAAGGTTTTTCCAATGTCGCTCAAGAAGCTGGTAAACTAGAAAAGTCTTTGAAATTTGAAAATGCTGGTAAGGGTATTTCAAATGTCAGTAGAGAAGCCAGTAAACTAAATCTGTCTCAGATGGCTTCGGCTGTTCAAGGTGTTGCTGATAAATTCAAGACGATGGGTGTGGTTGGCGTTACTGCCATTGCCAACATCGTAACCAAAGCAGTTGGTGCAGCCGGTAGAATCGCCAAACAGCTTAGCTTGCAGCAAATTATTGATGGTTTCAAAGAATACGAAACGAATATTGGTTCGATTCAAACCATTTTGGCTAACACCAAAGATCAGGGAACGAATCTTAAAGATGTAAACAGTGCTCTTGATCAACTGAATACATATTCTGACAAAACCATTTATAATTTCGGTCAAATGGCCAAGAACATCGGCACATTCACGGCTGCCGGTGTCGATCTTGATACATCAGTTCAATCCATCAAGGGTATTTCGAACCTAGCCGCTATCTCTGGTTCAAGTTCTGAGCAAGCTTCTACAGCAATGTATCAGCTTTCTCAAGCTATTTCTACCGGCACACTGAAGCTTCAGGACTGGAACTCAGTTACCAATGCCGGTATGGGTGGTAAAGTTTTCCAGAAAGCATTGTTCGAAACTGGTAAAGCTTTAGGCACCATCAAAGATACACCTATCGATCAGACTTTTGATCAGTGGACAGACGCAGGAAACTCGTTCAGAGGATCTCTAACAAAGGGTTGGCTTACAAGCGAAGTCTTGACCACAACTCTTCAGGGATTCACTGGAGAGATGACTCAAGCTCAGCTCACAGCCAAAGGTTTTACCAAAGAACAAGCCAAAGCTATCATCGAACTTGGTAAGACCGGTGTAGATGCTGCTACTCAGGTTCGAACTCTTTCTGGTCTTATTGACACGACCAAAGAAGCTATTGGTTCAGGTTGGTCTGCGTCGTTCAGAATTGTATTTGGTAACTTCAAAGAAGCCACCAAATTATTCACTGGTATTTCTCAAGCCGTTGGAAACATGGTTTCCAAATCTGCTAAAGCTCGTAATGAACTTCTGCAGGGATGGAAAGATCTTGGTGGTAGGACTCTTTTAATCGAGAGTTTGAAAACCACTATCAAGAATCTCGGAAAGATTCTTAAGCCGATCAAAGACGCTTTTCATGATATTTTCCCACCAGCTACATCAAAGGATCTTTTCAGACTAACCAAAGGTTTTTCGGAACTTGCAAAGGCATTAAGACCAAGTAGGAAGACAGTAGATGAAGTTAGACGTATATTTAGAGGCTTCTTCTCAGCGTTGTCTCTTGGATGGGAGATCATAAAGCGAACCGTTAAGTTCGTTGGTAGTTTGTTGAAGTCTTTCAGTGGTGCTGGTAGCGGAGACTTTCTGAAGTTTGCTGCTCAAGTCGGAGATTTCTTTACACACCTTAGATCTTGGTTGGTGGAGGGTGGAGCATTAGACAGATTCTTCAATAAACTTGGGAAGGCTATCAAGCCACAAATTCCGATTATCAAAGAGTTTATCGGTAAAGTTGTAGAGTTTTTGGGGAAGGTTGGCAAAGCGGTTTGGGCACTTCTTCCAGTTGTTAGAAGATTTGTAGACAAAACACTTGGCGCGTTTGGTGATCTGAAGGATCTTATTGTTGAACTTGCTCCTATCGTAAAGAAATTTGTGGACAAGTTTTTGGGTGCGTTCAAGGGTCTTGATATTAAAAAGATTATCAAAGATCCAATTCCATATTTGAAGGGCATCAAAGACAGAATTCTTGGATTGTTCAAAGGATTCGATCCAAAAGCTCCTAAAGCTGTTACTAATATTATGGATCGGTTCAGACAAAGATTTGAGACATTCAAGAAAGTATTCGATAAGATCAAAGAGGTTTGGAGACCGTTCAAAACTGGTTTCGACAGGGTAATGGGTGTTTTGGACAAGGTTTGGACTGCGATTCGAAACTGGTTTTCTCAACTCGGGAAGAAACTGGCGAAGGCAATAAAGCCAGGCGAATTCGACGCTACAGTTGACGCATTGAATGTTGGTCTTCTTGGTGGAATCATTGTTTTGTTCCGTAAGTTCTTGAAAGGTGGATTCAAGTTCGATATCGGTGGTGGTCTTCTAGACAAGATTAGTAGCTCATTTGACCAGCTCAACGGCATCATGAAAGCGATGCAAACTGACATCAAAGCTAATGCACTCATGAAGATTGCCGGTGCTATTGCGATTCTGACTGCTGCTGTTGTTGTATTGTCATTGATTGATTCTGCTTCTTTGACAAAGGCTCTTACCGCAATGGCTGTTGGTTTTGGTCAGTTGCTTGTATCTTTCAAGATTTTGAGTAACATGTCGTCTGGCGTAAAGGGTGCAGCACAATTCGATGCTCTCGCTGCCGGTTTAATGCTTATTTCTGGTGCCATGCTAGTTCTTGCTATTGCAATGAAAGTTCTAGCCACCATGAGTTGGGAAGAAATTGGTAAAGGTTTAACTGCTATCACAGGTCTTCTTGCTGTTATGACCGCAGCAGTTAAACTGATGCCACAGAAATCTATGATCAGTACCGGCATTGGAATGATCGCTATTGCTGTCGCAATGACTATTCTAGCTGGTGCAGTAAAACTTTTCGCAATGATGGATTGGGGAGAGCTGGCCAAAGGTTTTGTCGCTGTAACTGGAAGCCTTGCCGGCATCGCACTTGCTATGCGTTTGATGCCGAAGAATATGGCCCTTCAAGGAGTAGGTCTTCTTCTCGTAGCGACCAGCCTTAGTATTCTGGCTGGCGTTATGAAGATATTTGCCACAATGAAATGGGAAGACCTTGCTAAGGGAATGGTCGGTCTTGCCGGTTCACTTCTCATTATTGCTGCGGCTATGAATCTTATGCCTGCTACGATGCCTTTGATCGGTGCAGGTTTGCTGCTTGTGAGCATCGGTTTGCTTGCTATATCCAAGGCTCTTCTTATGATGGGCGGAATGTCTTGGAGTGAAATTGCCAAGGGTCTTGTCGCCATGGCTGGCTCATTACTTATTCTCACGGTAGCCGCAAACGCTATGCAAAGTGCCATCCTCGGTTTCGTTGCCATGACGATTGCTGGAGCAGCCTTGCTGATTCTTGCAAAAGCATTGCAAGCTTTTGCCGGGCTTAGCTGGGGTGATCTGTTAAAGGGTCTTATTGGCATTGCCGCAGTTCTAGCCACTTTGGCTATATCTGCAATGCTCATTCAACCCGCTATTCCAGCTTTGTTACTTTTGGGTGCCGCTTTACTACTTGTTGGCGCTGGATTCGCCTTATTCGGCTTCGGAGCACAACTAGTAGCAAATGCATTTGCTACTCTAGCTAAAGTTGGTAAGAAGGGCGCGCAAACGTTCCTTGCGTCTTTGGAAGCTCTTGGTAAAGCGCTTCCAACCATTCTCAAGGGGTTCGGTGAGGGTCTTATTGACTTGATTCAGACATTCATCGACGCTGCTCCTGCGATTGCCAAGGGTTTGATCGTTCTCATTGGTCATATTTTGGATGGTTTGGACAAGCTTCTTCCAAAGGTATTCAAAGTAATCAGCAAGCTTATTTCCGGAATTCTAAAGCTTATTCGTGAGAAATATCCGGAACTCGTGCAGACCGGTCTCGGTTTGTTGGTTTCGTTGTTGGAAGGAATTAGGAACAATCTTCCTAAGGTTGTCCATCTTGTCGGAGAGATCATTACAGGATTCCTTGATGCATTGACCGAAGAGATTCCTAGAGTCGTTACGTCGTTGCAGAATTTCTTGACAACTGTTATCGAGCAAGTGGTTATCGGTCTCAACCCAGCAACTCTTATGCTCATGATCGGCAACGATCTTGTCGGAGGTCTTTGGCAAGGAGTTTGGGACAAGTTCCAATGGTTGATCGATAAGGTTGTTGGATTCTTTACCAGTATGCTCGATAAGATCAAAGATTTTCTTGGTATTCATTCACCGGCCACGAAGATGCTTGATATCGGCAAAGATATCATCAATGGGTTGTTTAATGGTTTGAAGACTGCCGTTGTCAAAGTAATGGGTTGGTTCAAGGATCTCGGTGGAAAGATCATCAAATGGATTGGTAATATGGCGAGACTTCTTTTCCGTAAAGGTAAAGATTTGATCGTCGGTCTGTTCAGTGGTATCTTGAAGCAGATTCCTAAAGTCATTACCTGGTTTAAGAACGTCAGCGAAAAGGTTTTGGTTTGGATCGGTAATCTTGAACTAACGCTTCTTCGTAAGGGTAAGGATTTGATCAAGGGTCTTTGGGATGGAATTTGGGCCCGAGTTCAAGCCGTTATTCAATGGTTCAAAGATTTCAGCGTTCATGTTGTGACTTGGATTGGTAATCTTGTGAGAACACTCTTCCACAAAGGTAGAGAGCTAATCAAAGGTCTTTGGGACGGTATTTGGGAACGAGTTCAAGGTGTAATCACCTGGTTCAAAGATTTAAGTACCAAGGTTGTATCTTGGATTGGAAATCTTCTTTCAACGTTGTGGCAAAAGGGTGTAGATCTCATTCAAGGTTTATGGGATGGCATCGTTTGGCTTTTCACAGATGCTCCACAAAGTGTTGCTGGATGGTTTGGTAATATTGCCCAAAAGGTTTTATCAGCACTTCCAACTGTAGAAGAATTGAAAAATATTCTGTTCCAAACTGGTAAAGATATTATGCAGGGTTTGTGGGATGGTTTAGTAGATCTTTGGGACAAGGTTTGGGCATGGGTTACAGAGCAAATACACAAGATTCCTAAGCCGATCAGAAAACTGTTGGGGATTGATTCTCCTTCCAAGGTGTTTATGGAAATTGGGCATCAAATAATGGAAGGTCTTGCTATTGGATTGATGAACAATAAGAACGTTGATCGTGCGCAAGAAAACACGTTATCTTCATTGAAGTCTTTTAACAATCATGTTAAAAATGCTCTTGAAGAAGTTGGTACAATAGACGAATTTCGTCCAATCATCACGCCTGTTCTTGATTTGACTTCGGTTCAAGCAGACGCGAAGAAGATTGGCGGTTATATTAAAGATGTTCAAAAGATCAGACCCGAATTATCATTTGCTCAGGCCAAAGCGATTGCCGTCAACGTAAGGCCTCAACCTGTAGAATCACAAGATGCTGCTTCTGTTAGAGGAAATGTCAAGTTCGAGCAGAATATTTACGCTCCCAGGCAACTGTCGACAAATGATATTTACAAGCAAACTCGCAACCAGATCACAATGGCTAAAGAGGAGCTGAGTATACCATGAGAGTAACCAGTATCGCTTTATATTCCAATTTCGAGGAAATGGCCAGTTTCAGCTTGAATAGATCTGATCCCACGAGTAAGTACATCGTCAGAGGTGTCACTGGACTGGATGCAGAGGAAGTTATTCCGAAATTTTATGGTATGGGGTTGGTTGCTACACAGCCATTGAACACCAAGCCGAGATTCTATGATTTTTCGATGAAACCGAGAAACGTAGTCATTCGAGTT